TTGCGACAATCGCCGCTTCAAGGCTCGCCATCGCCTTACTCCGCCTTTGCTACCATCAGGTCCATAAAGATCTTCTCTTCATCGGGCTCAATCGAAACAATGGACCACTGGTTCGAACGCCAAAGGATGCGCATCGCTTCAGTAATGTCCTGGCGATAACGGACCGTCATCTGGACGCTTGCCACTTTGTTCATCCGGTGCGCCTCTTCAACCTTTCGCCCCGGCAGAAACTTGCACCGGGCCCAGATCGTCGCCAGTGTTGTGGCGGTCGTCCAGTCCACGACCATTTCGCCCTCTTCACCCCGGCTTGCCGTGACCTGCTTCACCACGACTCTCTCGCGCAGAGCGCCAATGTCATCCGGCATGTTGGGAAGCGATCAGGGCATCCACGCCCATCGGTAAAATCAGCGCGCCGGCGCCGGGGATGACGGCTCCCGCCTGGCGGTTCTGATACCAGTAGCCGACCAGCAATTTGATGGCATGCCGCAGGGTTTCAAATCCCGTGAGGTCGAATCCGAGATATTGGGTTCCGGTTCCGGCGGTGCTGATGTCGACCGCAGAACCGCCCGAGGTCAACGAGAGTTTAGGGCCCGCGATGACGAAGTAATCCGTCAGGACGCTCAATCCTGTGGGCAATGCCCCTCCGGAGTTCATGACGCGGTATTTGTCTGAAACGACCAACGTCCGGCCCTTTGCCGTGATCACTTCATCCGAGGTCGACGCCGTAAAACTAGCCGCCATCCCCGAAATAAAGGTGATCGTGATCCCGTTCGCATCCCCCCTCACGGTGGGCCAGGTTCCGGCGTAGTTCAGAGTGATCCGTCCTAACAGGGTGTCGACCGTGTAGTTGGAGCTCGACCAAGTTTGGATAGAACCGCTCGAGTCCACGTAGGTGATGGAGGACACCGATACCAGAGGAACGCGTGGAACCGCAATGTAGTCCTGACAGGGGAACCAGGTCCGTTTCAGGGTGAACGTCGTGTCGAGCATCACTTTCTGACGGCAGACGTTGGCCCCTGTACGGGTTTCAACCACATCCCGCGCGGCGACAATTAACGAGGTAATCAAGTCATCATCGGTTGTGATGTCGTCCTGCTTTAAGTGGAGCTTCATTTCCGTCAGCGTGATCGGTTCGACGTAGGGCTGGACGGCGATGGCGAGGGACACTTACTTCTTCTTGGTCTTCTTCGGTTGTTCGGCTTCTGTCTGTTCAGGTTCCGTTCGAGCCGGTTCCGCGTTAACCGGAACGGCGACCTTCGAGGCAATCATCTGATTGGCCAGTTGCGCGGTCGGGTTGACGATCTCGCCCACCGTGAACGTGCCGAAGTTTCCAACCATACGAACCTTGATTCTCATTTCCATACTCCTTCAGGCGCGCCCTTGGCCCAGAACTCGGAGGGGTGCCGGTCGATATGCCCGAAGTCCCCAGAAGGCCAGCGCACCATCAATTCGGCATGCCCCACGCTGTGACGGTTGGCCAGGTGCAGGGTGTTGCCGGCTTCGGCCCAGCGTTCCCAGAACCAGGTGTCGTCATCGATGTGCCCGGCGTCCCAGTCACCGTCCGGTCCGGGCTGGGACCAGAACCACGGTTTCTTGATTTTCATCAAGGAGTCGACGCGGAAGACCATCGCGCCCATGTGGGCGGTGTGGATCCGCGATGTTTCCCCGACAAAGTAATCGTCAGGAACTTCGGTGACGAAATGACCGGCAGCGTCCTTGACCGAAAACAGCGGCCGGGGTTCGGTGCGGTGCATCTGTACGGGAGCAATCGCATCAATCGAAGGGTTTTCTTTCAGGATATTGATCAGGGCGATCGCCGTTTCCGGCCGGAATACCGTGTCGTAATCCATCGTCATGATCAGCGCCGGGTCGAACTTCACGATCAGTTCCTTAATGGCGCGTGTCAGGCACTGGCCCCAGTAGGCGCCGGTGTGCTTCCAGACAGGAACGGGGAAATCGAAGGCCTGCACGAGCTGTGTCATGCAGAAAGAGTTATCCATAAACGCGAGTCGGGGGACCGACATGGCAACGCCCAGCACATTGCGGTGCTGGGCGTTTGCCGTGGTCTCCGACTCGCTCTCACGTCGAGCGATTTTCATGGAGTCGGTTTTATCCTAGGATGAACACATCCCCGCCAGACCCTGTGGTGCTCGCGGCGATGCTGTTGTTGGGTTCGCGCAGACTGCCGACAATCGAAACGGTGGCTGTCGTTCCCGGGACTACTGAGACTTTCAGGTAACGTTTGCGAGTGCGGGCATTGACGTTGAAGGCCACGTGAAACCCGCTGCCCGCCGATGTGGCGATGCTGGGCAGGGTGAAGCCTCCGGCAGAATTTGTGCCTCCGACGAATCCCGACACCGTCGCGTAGTTGCTCGCATTGGTGTCTACCGACTCAATCACCTGCATGGTTATCGGAGCGGCCGTCGAGGCCCCCGGTCCCACCAGAATGTTGAACTCCGCAGCTTCGAACCGGACTCCGGTTGTCGGCCGAAGGTCGACAACGAGAATTCCGTTGGTGCCGTTGGAGGCGACAGTCTGGGGCGGAAGAGCAGAAGTATATCGTTGTAAACGGATCATAGTTTCTTCCCTTCCTTAGCTGGTCTCGCCCATGAAGGCCACAAGCGGGCTTTTCACGGACGTGGTGCCGTAGTTGTGAACGTTGAGGTCGAACCGCTCGGAGCCGATGATGCCGATCTGTCCGTTGGCGGCGTAGAGTTCGTTGAGAATCTGCACGGTCATCCCTCTGCGGTTGCCGAAGCGAACCGCGGAGCGCATATCGCCAAACCACACCATCGGTTTTTCGTCCTGTGCGGTGGTGTAGTCGTTGGCTGGCGCCGTGAGGCATTCGATGACGGGATACCCGGCATACTTGCGGGGCCGTCCCGCCGCAAGATCGAAGGCGTTGTTGCCGCCGGCGGCACCGGTCAGCCTGTCGAAGATTGCCGAGGCGTATTCCGGGGAGCAAAACCACGCGCAGCGTCCGGTCTGCTTCGCCCAGGGCGCCACCTGGCCCATAACTTTCCCCAGGTCCGTGGCGTCGATTTCGGTCGGGAGATCATGCGTTGCTGTGGTGACGCCGCCCTTCCAGCTTTCCGAGGCCGCCCACTGAGCGAACCAAATGGTGTACAGGCCGCTGATGCCGTTGTAGGTCGCCGAACCATCGCCGTTGAAGAGGGAATTGTCTTCCGCGTAGGCGAAGGCCAGTCCCATTTCTTCGGCCAGGTCGTCGGCCATGCCGATGACGGCGTCTTCGTTCAGTTCCCGTGTGAACTTGGAAAGGATGTCCCAACTCTTCGCGGTCATCTGAACCAGGCCCCAGGTCTTGTTGGATTCCGTGACTGCGACGGATTCCCCGCGCGCTGTGGCCGTCAAACCCGTCAACCGCTTGGGCTGCAAGTGGACGTCGGAGCTCATCGCCTTGACGTCGCAGAACTGACGCGAAATACCATAGGTATCGCGCAGGTTGATGACGGCTCTTTCGAACTCGTCAGGAACCAGGTATCCGCCGGTCGAGTTCGTGCCCTCTTCGTGGACGGCGTTGACGATCTGTGTCCCGTAACTGAAAATGCCGTGCTCTTGGCAATACTTCAGCGACTTGGGATTGCCGTTGATCGTCGCGTCGAGCCACTTGCCGGCGCGGAACGCATTCTCTTCCGCCTTTCGACCGGAATGGTCCTTCGTGAACGCTTTCAACTTGGAGGCCGGACTCCAGACGCGGGCGCCGGGAGTGTTGCCGTTCTCGTCCAGTCTCGGCAGCGTCGCTGCCGGAGGCGCGGCCGGTTTGTCGAGCAGCGCGGCTTCGATCGTCAGTTGATTCTCAATCTGCGGACCGAGCGCTTTGACTTCATCGATCAGGGCTTGCGCCTTGGTCTTGTCTTCGGCGCTCGGAGCGGCACCGTTGAGCAGCTTTTCGGCTTCCTCAGCCTTCTGCGCTCGCAATGCCTTCAATTGGTCGGATTTCTTCATGATTTGGTTCTCCTGCCCGCGCCCAAATAAAAAGGGCGAAGGCTCGCGTAAGTGGTTTTCACTTGCGAGGCACTTCGCCCTACGGGGGAGAGGTCCTGCACTTCCCGTCCGTTGTGTGTCACTCCGGGTGACTGGCGCATCCGCCGCAACGTCCGGGACGATTCAAATTTCAGATTACGTGTTTACGGTTCCTGACATTCCTAAGTCAACGAGCCGGGCAGCCGGGCTAATCGCCGTTTGCGTCTCGTGCCGGCGCGCTTGAGCGTTCCTTTGAAACGGTCCAGATCTGCACGGAGAAAAAAGAAACTGCGTCCGATCTGGATGACGCGGAGTTCTTCCGCTTCGGAGTATCGCAACAGTTGCCGGTGAGACACCCCGATATAGGCTGCCGCGTTGGCAACCCCGAAGAACTGCTTCGGGAAAACCCGTGCCCGACTTGAGGGATCGTCCTTGATGCCTCTCTCGTTGCGTGTTGCTCGCATCGAATCGCCGGGCGCGTTCTCGTTACGCCGTGGCGTACCTGTAGACGCCCATCTGCTGGAGCGCCTGGATCAACGGCTGAATTTCTGTTTCCTGAGGGGGAAGTCCCACATAGAACCCCGCGCGGTGAATCTCATCTGCCACCGGTAAAGCGCCGGCGCTCACGCGTTCGGCCCAATACCCGCCTTTACTGAAGATGGGCTGTCGCATCAGGTTGCCGCCCATGATCGGACGGGAATCCACTGCTTGAGACTTCAACCACTGCATGACAGGTCTGCGTTCCAACGGAGCCCTGACGATAAACGGCAAGCAAAACCATGCGGGTGTGGCTTCGTGGACACTTCTTATCTGAGAAGTTTCCCCGGTCGCTTCCGTGAACTGGCCCGCAATCCGGTAAAAGTGGGCGTTCCGCATGTCGTTCATCGCGTCGACGCGTTTCAGTTGGGATCGCCCGATCGCGGCGCTCATTTCGGTGGGACGGAAATTCAACCCCGGACCGATGAATAAAAACCGGTCGTCGTCCACGTCGTACAGATCCGAGAGCCAGGCTTTTCTATTCTTGTCGGCGAGATCTCGGATCCAGCCGTGAGCTCGAATCGTCCGGCACATATCCGCAAACAGGGGGTCATCCGTGATGATCATTCCCCCTTCGATCGTCGTGATGTGATGGGAGAAGAAGAAGGAGAAGGAACCCGCCACGCCGTGAGTCCCGACGTGCCTGCCGTTCCACTTTGCCCCCAGGGCTTCACAGCAGTCTTCAAACTTCGGTCTGTTCAGGAACTGAGGATTTCCGATCAAGTGAACCGCGAAGTCGACGGGCTCCGCCGCTTGTAAGGTGTTCCGGTTGACATCGACAAATCGAATCCTTAACCCGGAGAGCAGCGCCGCCCAGGCCTGCGTCGGCCAGGTCACGGCAGCCATTGTGATTTCCGAGTTCCGGTGGAGGATCCCGAGCTCCACCGCGGCGAGCATCATCACGAAATCCGCGGACGATCCGCTGTTCACCATGACGGCGTACTTGGATCCGTTGTACTCCGCGAATTCCGCTTCGAAGGCCTCAACCTCGCGTCCCATGGTGAACATCCCGGAACGGATGGTTGAGATTGCCGACTCGATGTCGGCTTCGGTCAGGGTGTTGTAGGCAACGGGGTAGTTCAAACTCTCGCCAACTCCAACCGCATCCGCATCAACTCCCGAACCGAATCGTCGGCCTTCTTCTCGCCCTCTTTGGCTTTCATCAACTCCGTGGCGAATCCGTTGTCGACGGCTTCCTTCCCGGAGAACCACGTTTCGGCGTCCATCCAGTCCTTCAACTTCTGATCGGATTGCCCGGTTCGTTTCTGGTAGATCAGCCGAATGCTCGTGTCGATGCCGTCGAGGAGCCCGGCCATCGCGCGCAACTCATTCGCGTTCCCGATCGCCAATCCCCACGCGTTGTGGATCATGAACTGGCCGTGCTCGGCTATCGCGATTGTGTCCCCGGCCATCGAAATGTAGGAGGCTGCCGAAGCGGCTAACCCATCAATGAAAACGTTCTTGGTCGCCTTGTGCTGGTTGAGCAGGGTGTAAATGGCGTTGGCTTCCCACACGTCCCCACCGGGCGAGTTGATCCGGATGTCCAGGCTCTTCACGTCGCCCAGCGCTTTCAGGTCATCCGCGAACTTTTTCGCCGTGACCCCGCCGCCGGTCCACCAGTCCTCGCCGATCTGTTCGTAGATAAAGATTTCCGCCTTGTCGTCGGCCTTCTTCATCGAAAAGCCGCGGTTCGGGATGGTCTTCCAGCCGCCCTGCTCTTCGAATCGATCGCGCCACGATTTCACGGGCTTGCTGTTGAGCAAAAGGCCGCGCGTGTTCATCCTTGACCCCTTTCCAGAATTGCTTTCACGGCTCGATCGAGTTCCGCGCTGGTCACTTCTGCCGCGTCGTTCCACTCCAGTGACCGTTTCGCCATCGCGCCCAGGTATTCACTGACGAACTCTTTCTCGAGTTCCACCCCAAGCCCGTCCGCCAACCCCTGCAGGATGCCGTCGAACAACCCCGGCACGGCTCGTTCTCGATCCTTTACGGAGCGGTTAAGGGCTTTTCCGACAGCAGGACGGAAGACTTTCGAGTAGGAAATCCGGAAGCGTGCCTGCAGTTCCACCCTGATCCTGTCTTCAACCGTGTCGTCGCTCGGCGGATTACCGTCTTCGTCGGGCATCGAGGCGAGCTTGATGGCGTTTTTCACCGTCGTCATGTTCAGTTGAACGAAGTGTTCGTCGCCGCCCTCGTAGGGCTCCATGTTTTCTTCGGCCAGGATTTGATTCGCCGTGTAGGCGCTGATGTTCCACATTTCCCGGTAGTGCTCGGTCCGGGCTTCGGTGTCGCCGCGCAACAGGCCTTTCAGTTCGCACTCGACGAAAAACCGTGACCGTTCCGTTCCCCCGCCCCTTCCGGAGCCGGGGAGATCGGAGAGGAGCTGCAGATCCATCGCCTGCTCCACGCGTTCGCAGATCGGTTGGATCGTGTCGCGGACAAACTCAATGTCCTGGTGTTCGATGTTGTTGTTCGTGCTCTTGCGAAGGTTGCCGATCTTGTGTTGCGGAACCCGGTAGATTCCCGCCCAATCTTCCTCTTGAAACTGAACCGTTTCGAGGAACTGTGCTTCGTCGTTGGGCATCGACATGGACTTATATTCGGCGGCGCCTTCAATGACGACCATCGCGCCGGTCTTCGTCTTCGACGCGGTCAGGTTCTTCACCATTTCCTTCTTCGCTTCGGGCTTTGGTGAGTTCTGAAGGATCAGCAGGCCGCTCGGGCGTGAAGCATTACTCAGAAACGACGAACCATACCGGACCGCTTTGGCGTGCCATTCTCCGTACTCTCTGTGCAAGCGAATCGGGGAGTACCCACGAACACCGTCAAAACCCAATCCGGGGATGTGCAGGATGTCGCCACGGAGAAACGGAACCTCATGCCCCTGAAGGTCGTTGACGTAGTAGACCGTTTCTTCTTTGGTCGTATCGATGCGGACCAAGTCCGGGCGGATGCGCCAGAGGTTCACCAGCCTGCCGCTGTTTTCCCCGGTCTCGATATAGGCGTAGTGATTCCCCCACAGGTCAATGTCCGCCGAGAGCAGTTCGAAATACTGCATCGAGGTCATCAGCGGATTGGGGTTGCTGTGGACGATCCGGTAGAGCGGGTGCCGCGGCGCTTCCCTCCGTCCTGGTCTGCCGAGAATTTCCATGCGCTCGAAAACCTTCTTGGGCAGCATCGCGAAGGTTTCCCCCCGGACGCGAACGCACTTCGCAATGGGCGAGAGCTTCATGGCGTTGCGCTCCGTCACGGAGACGTTTTCGCCAAACGCCGAGCCGGTTTCCCCGCGTAGCCATTGCTGTAACCCTTCAGCGTTTTGCGCGAACTCTGCCGCTCGGGGCTGGATCAGCAATCCCATTAAAACCAACTCCGGAACGGCCGCATCTGGAGAATGAGCAGGGCTCCCACCGTGACCAGCGCGAGGCCGGTATCCCACAACAAGAGACCCAGCGCAATCAGGCCCAGCCCCACGTCGGCACCGTCGATGCGGGCCAGCAACGCCTTAAGTTTTTGCATTTAGATAATCGTCACTTCGTAGGAGGCGCCAGGATCCGCTCCGTGGAGAATGCCTTCGGCCATCACAAAACTCTGCGCCGCATCGATGCGTTTGGTTGGATCTTTCTTTTCAAACATCCGTAAGGCTTCGGCGTTTTTGATGACTTTCACGTTGAACACGCAGGCGGTCAGTAAGGGGTTTCCCCCATGCCGGACCAGTCCGTTCACGAGGTCCTGTTCTGCCGCTTCAATGGAGGGATTCATGCCCTGAAATCCTTGCGGGTGATCGAGGACATTGACCGAGATGTTCTGCTGATTCAAAGCTCTTTCCATTTCGGGAAAGTGCCAGTGGTCGAACGCGATCGCCTGAATGTCGTAGGTCCCGACGAGCTCGCCGATTTTCGCGGCGACGAAGTCGTAATCGATCGTTTTGCCCGGGGTCGTCAGTAAACACCCTTCGCTGATCCAGTGTTGGTAAGGTGTCTTGTCCCGGTGTTCCCGATCCGCGATCCCTTCCGCCGGCGTCCAGGCGAACACGAGCACGTCTTTGGTGCCGTCCTCGTTCGGAAAGACCAGGACCAGCGCCGTTAAATCGTCCCTTTTGGAGAGGTCCAGTCCCCCGTAGCACGGCCTGCCCTTGAGGCTTTCGATGTCGACTCTGCCCGCGTTGGCGTCCCAGACCTCTTTCTCAATCCACGGATCCGCGCTCTCGACCCACTCGCAGAAGTTCAGCCGGCGGACCACGGAGACCTTCGACGGCATTCCCTTCGCGGTGGCGATCTGGTCGTCCAGATACCGCTCCATCCGGGGGATGATCCCGTACATGGGATTGGCCTTCTTCCGGATCGCCGAATCCAGGTAGGAGTCCCCTTTATCGAGTCCGCAAATGTAGAAGAACCGCGAGTCGTCGTTCGGGTCGATCCCCTCGAGCATCCGCTGCCCGTGCTCGTGGGTTTGATAGCAGACCGTCCCGGGGTCGACCACGCCGCTGTTGGTGATCTTGAAGACGAGCGGCTGCCGGCGTGTCTTCAGGTTCGCTTCCGCCAGGTCGACCATTGCCGAAGTCGGATGCTCGTGGAGCTCGTCGAGCAGCACGAAGTGCGGGCGGAATCCGGACTTTCCTCGTCCTTTCGTATCCGAGGAAATGGGTCTCATGAACGACCCCGTCTTCAGATAGGCCAGGTTCCATTCCTGACCTTCTCCCCCAGAACGCTTCAGAACGCTGTCGAGCCGCTGATTCCGGTTGACGAAGTTGACCGCGTCTTTGAACGGGATTTTCGCCTGGTCTTTATCGACGGCTGCGGTGTAGCAGTCCGCGTTCATTTCCCCGTCGGCGATGCCCATGTAGAGGAGCATTCCCCCGCCGAGGGTTGTCTTCGCGTTCCCCTTCCCAATCTCCACGTAGGCGATGCGGAAGCGCCGGTTGCCGTCCGGGCCCTTCCATCCGTAAATCGATCCGATGATGAACGCCAGCGGAGGCGCCAACAGGAACGGCTCCACGCGCTCGTCGACCTGGAGGAGCAGCTCGGAGGCGAAGAAGTTCGCGACGTACTTTCCTGTCCCTCGAGGAGCGCTCCCGTCGCGGAGCGTCCATTCCCACTTCAGGCCGCGGTCTGACCCCGATTTCAGGTCATTCAGGTGCCGCTGGCAGGCCAGGCGGACCAGCGGGCCGGCAAGCTCTTTCCCGGAAACAACATCCAGCGCGTACTGCGTCGGCGGGTCAGGCGGAGTAGAACTGCGAGCTTGGGTCTTTCCCTTTGGGGTCGTCTTCTTCTTTTCCGCCATGCAATCGAGAGCGGGACGCCGGCAGGAACCCGAGCTCGCTCGACAGGGTCCGCCACTGCGAGATTCGGGAGGAGTTCATCCGGCCGAGATCTTTCTCCATTTCCGCGGCGAGTCCGCACCAGCAAGCCAGGGCGTGGGAGTCGGCTTCGGTCAGCCAGAATCCGATCTTCGCGTACTTCTCCCAGAGCTTTGCCGCGCGGCCCTTCACAAAGGCCGGCTTCACCGGTTTCCCTGTCGGCTTCGGCTCCTCTTTATTGAGCTTCCGCTTGCCGGCATTGCCGGAAACCAGCTTCAGCGCGGTCGGAAGGGGCTTTCTACCACCCATTTTTTTGAAAAAACCCGGATTTCAAATCGCGGCTGCGTGCAAAAAGGCCCGAGGGTCTCTAGAACTCTGAAGTTGCAGGGATGCGGATACCCCTACCCTTTGAAGGAAACCTTTGAGTGTTCGGCTATCAACCTTCTGACGCTGGGCTGGCTTACGCCATGGCGCTTTGGAGCCGCGTCTTTCGTTGATGGCATTTGTCACAAAGAGGATTGAATTCATTATTCCAGAACCGAGGATCATCGGCACCACTGACGGGAATCTCGTGGTCCACATGGACAGCCGGCGTGGTGAGCCTTGCCTTTTCGCACTGCGACCACTTGCCGGCGCAAATCGGGTGCTCCCACAAAAACTGCTTTCGAAAGCTGAGCCAGCGCTTTCCCCCGTAACCGCGCCGGTAACTATTAAGCCGCCCCTCGTTCCCGTGCTCACATGACCCTCGAGGTTTCCGGCATTTCCTGCAGAGATGTGTGACCGGCATCAACTTTCGCCTCGAGCGCTCCGATACATGCTCTACAGAACGGCCATCGCAGAGCGGCGTCCTTCGCGGTGCTGAGTTTCAATCGCAGGCTGCCGCGCGTTCCTGTTCCACACACCGTGCAGTTACGAAAGTTAAACCGCTGCCGCTCGCTCCACTTCCAATCGATCCGAACCGTTGAGGATTGCGAGGAATTCGGTTGCGGAGAATCCGGTGAAGTCGTGGCAGAGGCCTGGGCTATTCCATACAAAGGCAGGCTCCCCCGTTTTTTCGGAACGTAAAAATAACGGATGACCGTGGGGAGCGCAGCGTAAGAGGGCTTCGGCCCAATTGGTGGTCACTCAACGTGCGCTGCTACTTGCCGTCAGGCCGCTTATCCAGGCCCTTTTCACCAAGAATGTCAGCAACATCGTCTATGTGGAGACAATCGACCATGCAGGCATAGTCGTTGGCTGGCTGAATCACCGCGATGTTGCCGTTGCAGAAATCGTTTCCGGGCGTTGCGCTGTGCAGTACGCCGAAAGCGACAACTTTGCCGCCTTCGAGTTTCACGATCTTGTCCCCGTTCTTCGCCTCACGGCCATTTCGGTAATGCAAAGTTCCTCCTGCGGTTTCTAGCGTTTTCTCCGATGTCTCAGACCAACATGCTGCAAGACCGTCGGCCCTTTGTCGCTCGGCGTGCCTCGCCACTCTCGACCTTCGCCGACCATTTGAAACAGCCCCGGTTTTCCGAGTGGTTTGATGCGCCCGAGTTTGAAAAGTTCGCCAGCGACTCGTTCTGAGCAGTAGTGGGAATTGCCGAGCAGATCGAGAATGCACACGCGTGACGTATGCGGCATGGTCCTCCATGACCGTGACCCGAAGCTCATTCCATGAGTGGGCCGTATTGAGTAGCCCCCGCCTTTTTAGCGGGGTGTTATCGTGACAAGGGTGCCGCAGGAACAGTGCATCGATAGAATCTGATCAGACCATCGAATCCAATGCTGGCATCCTGGGCATTTCACGAGAAATTCATTCATAACTTCGCCGCGTAGCTCTTATTGATCTCCACGCATAGAGCTTCGCTTTCTTCCTGGGGGAACGAGGCCTGCACATCGTCGATGTGTTTGTCGGCCTGTTCCTTCGACTTGAAGGTGATCTGAAGGAATTGCCGAAAGGATTCCTTCCAGTCGGACAGCGTGAGCAATCGGGTTCGCAGAACCAGCAGATAGGGAAACTGCCGCGGCGACTTCCGGCCTGCCTGGAGTTCCGGCTTGATCACTTTGTCCAAATCCTTCAGACGTGCTTCAATCCGCGCTTTCTTCGCGTGGAGCTGGATGCGGAGTTTGCACTTCGACTCCCACTCTTCTGCGGAGAGTGCCCCCGCCTTTTTTTCTTCGAGTGTTGCGGTGCTCATGCTGTTGCCGCCTTTGCCCCGTACTCCGGATTCCACCAGCGTTGACTCGCTTCGAAGTGCCGGTTGATCCGCCGCAGTTTCTTCCGGAGCTTTACCGGGCGTCTGTCTTTATCTTGCCGCAAAAAGGAGCCAGAAACGGGGTCGATTCTGTAGAAGCCGCCCCCCGCCATTTGAAACGTTTGATTCGGCTTCAAGCCTGCCCGATGCAAGGTATCGAGCGTAAATAGGAAGATGCGTCGCCGCTCTCGCCTGCCTCTTCGCGCTCCCAACAATTCAGCAAACGTCACGCCGCTCTCCGTTCATTCGAAAAGGAGGCCGTTTTCCGTCTCCGCACGAGCTTCGGCCTGGGCGTCATGAAACGCACGAGAGCATCAGCCAGGGCTTCAACGGAAAACGGTGAGGGAGGTGACGAAGGCAAAGAGGGAGCAGCAGACTTTAAAGTTTGAACCGGGCTGGCGCTGCCCGGTGTGTTTCTTGGGGAATCAAAGGTTAAGCAGAGTTGCGTGACGTCCGTGTCGTGCAGAGTCGGCTCCTTGCGGGGCATAAATCCATTAGGTCCCGCGCGCGGGGGAAGTGTCACCGAAATGCGGAATATTTAGAAGGGACTAGTTCCCCCTGTAGAGGGGGAGTGCTGTATTTGATTAGAAGTAGCGGCGAAGGATTTGGTTAATGGACCACGCGATTCCAACGGTCGTCGTCACTGCGAAGAGAATCGCTTGCCAGCCCGCCACTGCGAGTAACCATCCGGCGAGGCTCAAAAGAAACAGATGCGCGACGATGAGCTTGGATGTAGCGAAGCGTCTACTCATTTATGGTGCGCCACCGCGACCTTCTTCCGCTGATCCTTCGCCAGTGTCTTGTGCCGTCGGTTGAAATAGATCTTCTTCGAGGTTTTGTTGGCAATGAACTGTAACGGAGGGGAACAGCCACAAACGCAGCTCCGAACCTCTTGTTCCTCGTCAACGTGGACCAGTACAGCACGCATTCTTGGGAAAGAGTGTAACTGAAGGGGTTAGGGAATCTGTGTACGTTTCCTTGCGGAAAAGCCTTATGGGGCGGGGATTTCAGGAACTATCCGTGTTTTAGGCGTGAGTCTCCGGTTCGCGCTGATAATCCGGGCCATCGTAGAGCCCTTTGACGAAAACCGCCTTGCCTCGCCGCGCGTCCTCAAGGCTCGTCGCATTGATGTAGTAGGGATAAGGGCAAAGCGGTTCCATATCCATTGGACAGTCGACTTCGATGGGTGACGGCAGTTTCTTCCAATCCAAATAGTCCACGGGCAAGCCCACTCTCTTTTCGCGCCCCAAGTCTACAATCCTTCTCCATGAGCACGGATGCTCTAAAACGTGTCGCGCTGTACGCGCGAGTCTCCACCAACGACAAGGGCCAGAATCCTGAGACCCAACTGATTCCGCTCCGCGAGCGCGCGCAATATAACAATTTCGTTATATCGGGCGAGTACGTCGACGCCGGGATATCCGGATCCAAGCAGCGGCGCCCGCAGTTAGACCGCATGATGAGAGACGCCAAGCTGAAGAAGTTTGACGCCGTCCTGGTCTGGCGCTTCGATCGCTTCGGCCGCTCCACCACGCACCTGTTCACCGCCCTCGAAACCTTCAAGGAACTGGGGATTGATTTCATGTCGCTGACGGAATCGTTCGACACATCCACATCGATAGGCCGGTTGATGTTCGGAATGGTCTCGCTGTTCGCACAGTTCGAGCGGGACATTATCCGCGAAAGGGTACAGGCCGGGGTCGACCGGGCCAAAAAACAGGGGAAGCAGTTGGGTAGACCGCGCTGTCGCGTAGACGAGGTCAAACTCTGTGAGGAATTGGAAAAGGACTGGAACCTCGAAGCCGCCGGGCGCCGCCATGGAATCGCGCCAGGAACGGTTAAGGCGATAGCTGAAAAGCGTGGCCTCAAAAAACCTCAAAACGTGCCCCGCAAAAGTCCGGCGCGTAATGCGCTGTAAGGTACTTAACCCTACATGGCTTCGACACTTTTACGGGGCCGGTTAAGGGTACCAAAACAATCATGTGTTTGTTGCGGCCCGTGGGTCCCCTTTTCGTCGTACTCACTTCAACCTCGCCTTTAGTGCACCGTCTCGTCTCAAAACAGCAACCCCGCCCCCCTGTCAAAAATCCTCTCCCGTCTCCTCAAGCTAACTGCACATCTTTCACGTGGTCGATACCCCTGCCAATTAAGATCAGGTTTTTGACAGGTCAGAAGGTTAAGACCGCCTGTCGGGCTTTCGCGTCAATATGAGCTTTGGCTTGGTTAAAATACGCCTCCTTCAGCTCGACCCCGATAAACCGCCGCCCGGCCTGAATCGATTCGACACCCTCCGATCCGATCCCCATAAACGGACTCAGGACGGTATCGCCAGGCATGGACCAGAGCACCAACGCACGCTGAATCACGTCCAGTTGGAGCGGGCAAAGGTGCTTTTCGTCCTTCTGTTCCCGCGCGACCGCCGCATTCAGGACATTTGTCTGGTCGACAGTCATCCAGACCGGAGAAGCCCATTCCTGCCATTGAGAAACGGGGAAGTCGGCGTCGGTGTGGGTGATGGGGATGGGGTTGTCGCCTGGCTTTCGAAACACTAACAAGTAATCCGGCATACCTGTACGGCTGCGCCCGGAGTCCTTCTTGAGCTGTTTGTGGAGCAGCCCCAGCGCCTTGGTTCGGGTCATTTCCACCACTGGAGATTTCCAGATCGTCACACGGGAATGGAGAAGCCATCCCGCCTCTTCGTGGGCCCGGATGATGGCGCCAGACAGATCCTTAATCGCAATCATCCCGTCTTTCCATTTGGTCATGGGAATGTCGGAGCAGTGAACGGCACTCAACCTACCGGGTAGGGTCAGCCGAAACAACTCCCGAATCAGATAACTGTAGTGCTGGAAAAACTCTCGATCGTCGGAGGAGTTCCCCATATCTGCTTCCGAGTCCGAGTACACGAACAGATTCGAGAATGGCGGGCTATAGACCGAGAGACCGACACAGCCATCCGGTAATTGCCGGGTCACGTCGACACAGTCCCCGTGATACAGCGCGTAATTTTCTCCATGAGCATCGCCTAGACATTTAACCATTTCGGTAATCTCCCTCTGTAGTTGGGTTCGTACTTCACGCGGACGGTAGATTCCAATCCCATCGCTCTCCGCATCGCAATGGACATTTCCCGTTTCATGCTCTGATGGTCGTCGGCTTTACGATCAATTACCCGCCCGATCGAGTCTTCGCCTTCGGCGACAACAAGGTGAATCTGGACGGGTCGCGTCTGACCGAACCGCCACGAACGCCGCACGGCTTGATACCAAGACTCGTAACTAAAGGATCGCCCCGCAAAGACTTGTTGCCAGCAAAACTGACAGTTGAGCCCGAATCCCATAATGGATGTTTTGCTCAACATCCACGGCTTATCTCCGTTCATCCAGGATTCGATCCGTTTCTCTTTTTCAGTAATCGAGAGACTGCCGCGGACCGAGATGCATTTCGGCCCGAGTAGCTTCTCCAACGCATCTTGCTCTAAGTCGGTATCGCACCAGATCAGCCACGGGTCATCGTTCGCGACAATGCCCGCAACCATGCGCGACCGTGCTTCAGCGGTTTGCGCTTTGACTTTGAAGATTCCCGTGGCGCTCACGTCGGCCACCTGGAACAGTGTCCCTTCGTCGCCTTTGACGTCGGAGGAGTCGGCTTGATGTCGGATTACTTTCAGGGGAGGTAGGTCGTAGCCGTCAATGGAGTCTCCGAGGTCTCGGGGATGCTCCGCCATCCGACACCAGGACGCCATCCAGTTCCAGAACGATTCCCGCGCGTGGCCCTTCAGTCTCCAGGTTCCCGTGTCGGCGCTGTCGTTGATGAACCAGCGGACGAGCATGTCATTCATAGGCATCACGCCGAGGAATTCGGAATGGTTCCCGAGTTCGGTGTGGTCATTCGGTGCGGGTGTCGCCGTCGCCGCCATCCGCCACTGATGCTGAGCAAAGGCGCGGATTAGCGCCGCCGTGGTCTTTCCGGAAAAGTTCTTAATGATTGAAGACTCATCCAGCACGACCGCGCCAAACTGGGACGGGTCGAGTAAATCGAGACGATCGTAATTGCAGACGTTGAGTCCGGACTGCGCCTCCGCTTGTTCGCGAATCACGCGAATGTCATAGCCCCAACGTTGGCCTTCTTTCTCAATCTGCCGAGCAACAGCCAGGGGAGTCAAGATCAGCGCTTTCCCGTTGGAGGATTGCGCCGCATGCGCAGCCCATTCGAGCTCACACGCGGTCTTACCGAGACCGGTATCCAAGAACAATCCAAACGATCCGGAGCGTAATCCAAACTCCACGCAGTGGCCCTGAAACGGAAATAGATGCGAGGAAAGTTTTGGAATTTTCGAGAGCCCCCGCTTTTGTGCGGCAACGGCTTTACTGGCGAGAAAACTGGAGTAACTATCAACCTGAACCATTCAAATCACCTCTCATGTGATGTATGCGGAAGGTGGGTTGCGGAGATGAGAGCCCCGCGCTCGGTCTGCAGACCTACCCCACCTAGAGCGAAATCATAATCGATCGAATCTAGTACAAATCAGGTCCATGCTATCCTTCCTCCCCCATGAAGCGCATCGACCCTTTGATCGTGCTCGCTATTGTGACGGTCCTCATGGTCCTCGTTTTCCTATGGAAAGTTGGAGCCCGGATTGTCGCGTACAACCTCCGACCCCGGATGATTTGCGTAAAGCGTGTTTGCCATAAATCCTCCAAGTTATAGGAACGTTATAAAATCTGCTTCAGTGAACCAGAATTCACGGAGCCCGCGCGTCGGCCATCACCGGGCGTTCCACGTACACAATCCTCAGCAGCCGATCGCGCAGCATTCCGGTTTCACCCGCCGCCCTGGCGATGCGCAACGCCAACTCCGCGCGCTCCCCTTCGTCGAGTTTCACCGGACAACCGACGACGACGACCTCTCCGAGCTC